AACCGATTAAGCAATTATTTAGTTACTCTGTCGGCTTTGGTTTTTCTTCTTCTTTTTGGTTCGTTAATAGTGCTTCTTCCTGCACTTTCACTGTGTGCTTCATGCGAAGTTCGCTCACCATCGATTCCAGCTGGACGATCATGTCGTCTATTTCGGCGAGGTCGCTCGGTGATGTTGAGAGATCCTGGAAATACGCTTTTATCGTTGGCTTTGACAGAAGCGCTGAAGTGGCTTTTCGGACCTTGCTGTTCATCGCGTTGATCATTGAAGTGTACGCGGTGAGGTCGGCTGCCACGGTCTCTGGTGCGGTTAAATTGCCCCAGGCTTCCGTTGTTGACTTTGCGAATTGTTGCATTGTTGCTGGCAGCACCGCCACCAGCTCGTGAAAGTAAAGTTTCCCTTGCATGTTGATGTAAACGTAGGTCCACGTCTCCTAGTGGCAATCCATCTTCGTCGAGCGTGTTCTTATATGGATTTTCATCCTCACGGTCGATGGATAGCTGAGACCAAACGTCGTTGGACCCCGCCAATGAAGCATCAAGTTGCTTCAAGGTGGCAAGGTCGATCCCGACTCTAGCCGAGATCACGTTCCACATCAATTCAATGTCCTCGGCGGCTTGTGGCCACGCGCCCCCCGTAGTTAGCCAATACGGTTTCTCCCGATTACAGGATTTGCGCGCTTCACGCTTCTTGGCACTCTCAACTGTTGAAGCATAATTGCGGATGACCATCTCGCAAAATGTTGAGGTGATTGGTGTCAAACTATCCGTCACCAGGTATCCTTCAACACGATCAACTGCCGCAGAAGCCAATGGTACATTTGGGTCACGCATAGTGATATGCAGTTTCCGCCATGTGCGCAATGGGTCCTGGAATGTCGTGTTGGTGGTGTACGGATCGGGGAAGACTCGAGCGAGGAATGTTAGTCCCTTCTGTTGGTCGTACCGCTCGATCTTCAAGCTCATGCCGAGTTGCTCTGCTACCTTGACGAAGTTGCGTTGGTATCGTCGTTCAAAAACGGAGTCATCGCCAAAAGCGATGCCGATTCGCCTGAAACAGTCTTCTTTGTTCGCTTCAGGTTCCGTCATTCGCACTGCGCAATACTGCATGAAAGCATTTAGCACGGTGTTCAGGTCGCAGGTAGTGGGGCTACCACTTTTCACACCAACCAGTGGATCGTACTTAAACCCGAAGGATTTAGCACGCCCAGGGCATGATATGAGCATGTCGGTATAAGACTGCAATTCGAGGGATGACTCGGTTTGGAAAAACCTCAACATCACGGCATTCATCACGTGTCGTTGACACCATGACGAAACCGTGCCGTCGAAATTGGAGAAATCGCCCTCAATCGGTTCATCAATGTTTGCGACATAGTCGCAGACACTAGCTGCAATTTGCTCAGGGGTGCTCCCCGGCATGAACCAATGGCGATTGTGTTCTGAATGTAGAACTTCATCCCTGAATTTTAAAGTGAATGCGGAGAACTTCAACAAGAACCGGCTGTCAGCAAAAGATGATATAATGCGCGGGCTCTTGTTGGTTGGTTCGTTCTTGACGAAAGCCTCGATTAGCCTTCGGTGCTCGCAATCCACAGTTTCCCATATTTGTTTGACGGCAAGAACTTGAGTTGGTTTATCAAGTAACGCTGCAGCTTCCTCAAGGGAATACTGCACCCCATCTCCAGCGAGCGGGACTACTAACTTCACAAATTCATTTGCGTAGTTTTGAATTCTAGCTGTCGGACGTTTGTCGTTGGCAACATATGTGACCCGCTGATCAATGGAATCGGAAAGCGTTTCCCATCTCTTGATCATCGGGACCATGTTGCTGTCGGTCAGGATTCTAGTGGCGTATGTTCTTGCAGACGTGACTGCATCGTCAACCTCGAAAGTCGACGGCCAATGGACTGTTGGTTGGCTAATGGGTCTGGCCACCCGTGCCGCGACGTTAGCGACAAGTGCTTTGCCAGTGAAATACTGCCCAACCATGGCTAGTGTTTCAGGATCAGTCACCTTCATTTGCACCAATCGTGATGTTACAGATTGTGCCGAGGTCAAGCCCATCAGGACATCAAAGCGTACCTTGGGTAATGACGTTTGCGCGTCTTCCCCTTCTCTGCCGAAGCTGATGGTGGCGGTCGAGCCGCTGTCGTTGATGATGTTGTTCCATCCAGGTTTGTTGAGGTCCTGGTAAACGACACGCTTGAGGACACGGGCCCTCAAGTCGCACTTGATCCATGAGAATTTCCAAAAGCTGGCGACTGGTATAGTCCAAACGAGTGCGCGATGAGGCGCATCGATGAAAGGCCGAGCGTGATGGATCTTATGGTGAATGAATTTCCTAATTCCTAGGACGCGAAAGATCTTTTGATACCAGCGTGTGTTAGCTGGTGCTTCGACGAACTCTCCAAATGCGCACCAATCCCAAACTTCGTGTCTCCACGAGCCACCTCCGCTGACGTCATACGTCACGAGGTTGTCCTTTATGCGGAAAGTGGAATCACCGTCTCGACCAGCAACACTAACGGGGTTAAACGTATAGTATATGCCAGGGATTGCAAAACCCAAGAATCTTGATGGGTCGTCGAGATAGTAATCGACGTCAATTGCAACGATGATGGAGTTTGCAGATGGGTCTCCAGATTCGACAGCGCGATGTAAATCAGCAGTAGCGTAGTGTTGATGCTCTGCCGTGCCGTCGTTGTCAGATTGGATGGCCGGGGAGATTTCATGGGGTACTCTGCCAAGTGATGTCACGCAACTGTTGATTAGTCTGCGTGCTGCGTCGCGCACTGCGCCGCAACGGGCATGACCGTTGTCTGTTGACCTCATTGGTTTAACCTCAAGAATGGAATTAAGAGGGTACATGTTTTCATTGTACATGCACCGGGTCCAGTTTATTAAGGAGCGTTGGAGCGCTCTAAGCAAGGTGGTTTGCTCAGCCGCAGGGTAAGGGCCAATTCCCAGTAACCCCGCGATGTTACGTCGCTGTCGCCACAAAAAAATGGCGATAGCTGTGACGCTTAGCCCGGCCCCGACCAATTTCGGGTGCCCGCGAGTAAGCCTCATCGCAACAGATGTTTCAATTGGAATGAACTTAATTTGGCCCATATTGCGCTCAAATAAGTGGGAGCAGCATCTTTTGACACCCTCCTTCATCAATTCATCACTGAAATTCATGTTTAT